ATAAGGCCCCTTGTCTCCTGTAAGTTGATTGGCATTGATGATAGTATAAGCGTACTGGCTATCATTAATCCACTTATCTTCTTTAAGATTAGCAATGACTTGAGAAACTATTTTTGCATCAATATCATATTTTTTTAGATATTCACTGACCTCTTTTTCAGTACGTGCTTTAAATGATAAGTGGTAGAGGGCTAGATTCTTACCATAAGAAAATTTGGCAAAGTCCTGAATCTCTTTCAATTCTTCTTGGCTTATCACCTTATCTCTAGATAACATAAAACGAACAATTGTGTCTTCAGTGATGTAGCATTTGTCGCCATTATCAAGCTCCATCAGATAGAGACTTTTTTTCTTTTCAAGTTTTGTGATTTTCATAGTTCTATTATAACTCAAAATGTGAGAAAAAGCTGAAACCCCTTGATATAGCCGTTTTTTGTCCCTTAATGATGAATTTTAAGAACTTTTTAGGAACTTTGTAGATTCTCAATGGCTTTTTCATAAAAGGAAGTCGCCTTTTTCTTATTGTCTTTGGATAGGTGACTATAGATGTCCATAGTCATTGAAATTTTAGAATGGCCTAGCCGTGTTTGGATTTCTTTATAAGGCAGGCCAGCATTAAGCAATAGACTAGCGTGGGTGTGTCGGAAAGCGTGGAAACTTAAACGAGGACATCCAGCCAGTTTTAAATGCTTTTCTAGTCTGAATCTGAGCGCTCCAGCTTCTCTATAGTTATCAAAGGTATCAGAGAACACTTTTTCAAAAGTTACCCCTATTTCCCTACCTATTTGGGATTGTCTTGCTTTATAGAGCCGAAGCATGAGTACCGTTTTGGTATCCAGTGCTATTTCTCTAATGCTACTTTTACTTTTAGGGCTAGTGATTTCCTTGAGGGTGTTCAAAGTCTTGGTAACTGAAATACTACCGTTTTGTAGGTCAATATCAGACCATTTCAAGGCTAGACACTCACGAATACGCAAACCAGTCGCTAGAAGTGTCTTATATAACACCGTATCAGAGAAATTTTTGTAAGTGTTTGGCAACTGATCCAGATAATCTAAGAATTTTTTCAAATTGTCGTCATCCAGATATTTCAGTTTTTGCCCTTCTTTGGGTTTGCGCCGTGGGACGATGATATCACTAGCTGGGTTTGAAGCAATGACTTGCAAGGAAACGGCATAGGATAATATGCGTTTATTTAAGGCATGAAGCTGGTTATATTGCTGATAACCTTTTCCTAGTTGATTGTAATCTATTGCCCACTGGTTTACCTGGTGCTGAATGATTGGGGGCGTCAGTTTATCCAGCTTGTAGTCTCCAAAGGCTGGTAGGAGATACTTTTTTATGTTGTTTTTTGCCCCTATAAGAGTGCTATGTTTGACTGTATGGCAATAATTTTTTAGCCAGAGCTCCGTCAATTCCTGATAGGTAGTAACGTTAACGGTTTTTGTTACTGTTGAGCCGTTTTTTTCAAACGCTACCTTGGCTTGGATAGCCTTGCTTTTGAGTCTGTTCTTAGTTCTGTCTGAAATAGTAGTCTTGACTTTCTTACCTGTTACGGTATCGATACCAAGATAAACGCTGGAACGGTAAACTACTGTTCCATCTTTCTTTTTGTACTCTGTAATCTTCATGGTTTAACTCCTTTTTCCATCAGCAGGCAAGCAATTAGAAAAGGTTTTGAGTTTATACCATGCGAGGAGCTACGAGAATGCCCCTATTTTCGATTTTAAGCAGTCGGACGGTAAATTTTGTACCAGAATAGAAAACAAGGCGAATATGGGGGAGTTTTTTATTTTAAGTTATGTTTACTAGAATATAAAAAGAAAAGTAGCCGTATCAAATACGGCTACTATCACGTTATGGATCTAAAATCCAAATGTAAACTTTATGGAGCTAAACTCCTAATAGCTGTATTGTAATATAATTATTAAAAAATGTCAAGAGATTAGAAAAGGTATAATTCTTTTAACTTTTCGTTAATTTTGTCCAATGTGTTATCAGATACTTTCATTTTTCCGATTGGATCTAATCTATTTTTCTTTAAAATTCTATCTTTGCTGATTGTTTGAAGGTTATTACACTTGGCATAAGAACGCTTAATGTATTTTTTGTAGTATTGAGTTAATTCAATAACGTCATTTATTTCTGATTGTGTCCGTTTAAGGTTATCATCGTCTATTATCTTAGGTTGAATTATTTCGTTTGAAAATTGTTCTGTATAAGCTTGGTAGACATCCGATAAGGCAGCTTCAGTAATTGCATTATTGGAATCTAAATATTTTAGGTAGGCAAATAAATCTTTGTGTAATTTTTCAATATATTCATCAAGCAAAATAGAAGGATATTCCGCAATGACTTCGTCTATGAGTACAGTATCTATTTGATTTTTAGATGTTAGAGGAATTACTGTAAGTGTTTTTTTATAGGGACTATCTACTTTGTCTAAGACAATAGCCCAATGATTATTTGATAATTCTCCGCCTATATTTACACCGAACTCTACGAATACCAGAGAACCACGACTGAATTTCCAATATTTTCTTTTTTGAGTCTTGGCTTCAAATAAGAATTGTTCAGATTGTCTTTTAACTGCTAGTGCAAGAAATCTGTATTTAGAAGATGTATGCTTTGCTTTACCAAGTTTATAGAGTTTTTCAACTTCTATGTAGTTTTGTTTGGTTTGTTCAAAATATGGATTTTCTTTGTTCATTTTAATTCTCTCTATATATGCCCACGACTTCGCCGATGGTTTAGAAGATATTAGTCATCTCTATTTGTCAATTTTGCAGTTTTTTGCGCTTTAGTCTGTAAAATCGGCTTTCTATTCTTCAATTTCCCCAATTTTTGCACAATAGACCTTAGAAATAGGGGTTCTATTGGCGAATATGGGGGAGTTTTTAATTTACGATGATTTCGCCAACAGGGATAAAATCTTTTTGTTTTGAAGATTTTGCGATTAAGTCGTATTGATCAGCAGATTTTTCATACCCAAGGGAAAGAGTAGTATTGTCGTCTGGTAATTTTTTAGCAAACTCAGATATAGACATCCGAAATACAGTAATTGCATTTTGCTGATTAGTTGTAGCAGAATTTGAATTGATTGCGTCCATAGTCTCTTTTGCGCTATCTTTAGCCGTTCCAGTTAGCAAAATCATGATTGTATCATGCGGTTCGGATGAATCTGAATCGATTACGTTATTTTGAATTTTAACGCTTATTGCTCCAGTTGATTCAGGATCTAATTTTGATTTGATTTCAGAAATTAGATTATCGTATTTACTGTTATCTACTTTGGCTTTTGTGTTTGTTGAAGTAGTGTTTTTTTGCTCCGTTTTTGGTTGCTCTGAGCTATCTTTAGTAGTTGATTGATTGTTAGAGCAAGCTACTAGAACGGTAGCAGAAAGTAAAATAGCTGATGTGCTTAGTAATTTTTTCATAAGTAGCCTCCTATATGCTGATGTTTTTCTGATAAAAGATTTAGTGGGATATTCCATCTTTTTTACAATAGACCTATGGGATAGAGTAGCTATTGGCGGATATGGAGCTTATATAGTGATTATAGATTTTATATTAGTCATCATAATCTTTATGAAGAACAGGATTATCAGCTAATGAGGAAATTATTGTACTAATAGCTTCCCTTTCTTTATTGTCTAGTGTTAAAAAATCAATAATAGTAATTTTAGTCTTATCAGGAAAGGTCATTAGACCCGCAAGAAATCTTCCGATATTTGAATCAGCATAGTCTTGCATTCCTTTTAACATAAGATCTTTTTTTTCTTGATTCCAATTTTTAAATTCTTCTTTAGCAAATCTTCTATGTCCATAATAGTCTGTGATTTCTCTAAGGTTTTCTATTACGGTATCCCTTACTTTTTCACCACGAGTTAGCGCCAACAAACCATATCCTGCGAAATCTACTGGGGATTCCATGTTATCACTATATTTCTCTAGAGTAGAGGTTAGGTAGGTTGTTCTTCTTTCGTCTTCCCCTAAAAGATATCCAACATTTACCCCGAAATATTCTGCAAGTAGTAGAGCAGGTTTTGATTTGATTTCATTATTTGGATTTTCCCAATTTTGATAAGTTCGTAAAGTAATATCCAAACCTAGTTCTTTTTTTATAATATCTTCGTAAAATTCTTTTTGGGAGAATCCTTTTTCTATTCTAAGTTTTTTTAGATTATTTTTAGGTGTTTGTTTTTCCATTAGTTATCCTCTTATACGTTTATCTAAAGTATAACATAGTAGAGAGAAAAAATAAAATCATAGACGAAAAAAATTTCATTTATCGCTTGACAACGAAAATAAATTCGTTTATAATTCAAAGTGTGATGAAAAAACTTTCGTCTAAATCAAGATTTTTTAGAAAGGAGTGAGTTGATAATGTTATTAACAATAGAACATGCAAAAAAAGTTCGTCGAAAACGAGGGGAGCTTCAGCTTGGAAAAGTTCAGTTAGCCAAGAAACTAAAAATTACACCTCCTACTCTAGCAAAAATTGAAGCTGGCAACTACGATGCACCTAAGCGCATTTACGAAAGTGTGATAGAGTGGCTTTTAGAAGATTATTAGAAAGGAGCGAACTAATCGCAATAATACTCTACATTTACAGATTTCTCATGTGGTGCTTTACTACTGGGGATTGATAAACGGATCTAGCTAAATATTCGTTAGTGTAATTTGCTTGCTACCTATAGCAGTATCAAGGGTTTGTAGGGGTTTATTCTCTCCTAAATTTTCCCTACCTCAATGATTTACTTTGGTACTGTTTTAGGTGGCAAGCATTGACAAAAATAAGAAAGGAGCTAACCAATGGAATTGGTTTATATGGACGGCAAGAAAGAGCCGTATACACTGAGTAGTATCGTTGCAGACTGCGCTGAAATTAAGCACAGACATTTGAAGATTTTGCTGAATAAGCACCGAGAGGACTTTGAAAGCTTCGGAAAGGTGCAATTTAAAATTT